GACCAGATGGATCTTGATTCAGAAGTTAATACTGCACTAGATACTATTGCGGAGTTTTCTACGTTAAAGAATGAGTACACTAAGTTACCATTTCATATAGAATATAACGAAGAAGCAAGTGATACAGAAAATGATATTGTTCAAAAGTCATTAAAACAGTGGTGCAACATGAATGAAATGCACAAACGTATGTTTAGACTTTTTAGAAACTCTGTCAAGTACGGAGACCAAGTCTTTGTTCGTGATCCAGAAACATTCAAATTGTTCTGGGTTGACCCTGCAAAAATTGAAAAAGTTATTGTTAACGAAGGTAAAGGCAAAAAGATTGAAGCATATTACATTAAAGATATGGATGTCAATCTACAAAGTCTTAACATTACCGCAGACGAAAATAAACTCTTACACTCATCAGCTGGATTCCCATCTAGTCCTAACGTAAATGCAAATACAACTCAGGGATATGCGGCTGGTTCTGTAGGAGGAACAAGATATGTATCAGAACAAACATCAACACCAGTTGATGCAAAACACGTTGTTCATATTTCATTAAGTGAAGGTATCGATGGCTTTTGGCCTTTTGGTAACTCAATTCTTGAACCAGTATTCAAAGTTTACAAACAAAAAGAATTACTTGAAGATGCAATCTTAATTTATCGTGTTCAAAGAGCACCAGAGCGTAGAGTATTCTACATTGATGTTGGTAACATGCCAACACACAAAGCACGTGCCCATTTAGAACGTATCAAAAACGATATTCATCAAAGACGTATTCCAAGTAAAACAGGCGGTGGGCAAAACATTGTTGATAGTGCGTATAATCCACTATCTATTATGGAAGATTATTTCTTTGCACAAACGGCTGAAGGTCGTGGTTCTAAAGTTGAGACACTACCAGGTGGTGAGAACTTAGGACAGATTGATGATTTAAAATACTTCAATGACAAAATGATGCGTGGACTTAGAGTCCCACCAAGCTATTTAGGTAGCTTAGACAGTGATGGTAACGGCTACAATGATGGTCGTGTAGGAACTGCATTCATTCAAGAGTTTAGATTTACTAAATTCTGTGAAAGATTACAAGCACTAGTAGTTGAAGACTTGGATAGAGAATTTAAGATGTTCTTGAAACACAGAGGTGTTGTAATTGAAAGTTCTTTATTTGATTTGAAATTCAACTCTCCACAAAACTTTGGTAAGTATCGTCAAGCAGAAGTTGACCAAGTAATGATGAACGTATTCACTGCAATCGAAGGTGCAGATTATGTAAGTAAACGTTTTGCAATGAAACGTTTCCTAGGTTTATCTGATGAAGAAATTTTAGAAAACGAAAAACTATGGGCAGAAGAAAAAGGCACTAGTGATCCTGAAGGCCAAGACGGTCTTAAATCAGTAGGCGCAAGTGTTCCTGGTGGTGAGTTTGAAGGTGGTGATCCTGAGTTTGATGAAACTGATGCAGATGATACAGAAGATGGTTCACCAATTAGTGGTGCAGAAAACGCCGAAGACACTGATTCTGACGAACAAGTATAAATACATATAGTTAGAAATTGGAGTTCTAAGATGAAATATTCAGATATTAAGGAAAACTATTCTCCTGATAGAGATAAGCATAACAGTATAGAATTAGACGATACTAGAAAGCAACGTCTAACTCTTTCGCACCTTAATGATTTGAGAAAGATTAGAGCATACAGAAAACTTAGAAACGATGAGAAAAAGTCTCAACTAAAGCAACAATACGGTGCTTCTAAGGGTTCTGAACAGCCTGAACTATAATATTTCATCTAAAAAACGTCAAATTTCTTACATTAAACTACGCATATAAAATACATAAGTACCGTTCTAAATAACTTATGATCCGAAATGGCTTAAAAAATAGCCGTTTTGTTACATTTCCTTAACAAACCCCAAAAACCTCTATAAATACATGTGAAACAAATAGAAGTGTTTCTACAACATTGCCACATTCATAACTTTGTGGCTTATTAGCCACGAATTGTGGCGTTTTAGATAAGGAGACTAATTATGTCAAGAAGTACACTAGAAAACGTACTAGAACTTCTTATCAACGAGGAGCGTGAAGCGGCGGAAGCCATGTTGCATGACTTCATCGTAGCTGAGGCCCGTAGAATCCATGAAGAACTTCTAAACGAAAGTGACGAAGTTGTAGAAGAAGATTTGGAAGATATTGACGAGTCTGAGGACGAAACCGTTGAGGAAGCATCAATCGAAGCGCCTGAAACAAGTGAAATTGAGTCAGACGAAGCAGAGATTGAGAATGAAGAATTCTATGACGAAGACGAAAAATCAGAAGACGAAGCAGTTGACGACCTAGAAATGGGTGACGCAGAAGCTCCGGAAGAAGATTTAGAGGATCGTGTAGATGACCTAGAGTCAAATCTAGCGGATCTAGAAGCAGAGTTCGAAAAAATTATGTCAGGTGAAAAAGATGACATGGAAGACGAAGCCGATGAAGAGGCCGAGGAAGAAATGGAATCAGTAGAACCAGCAATCGAAGAAACATCAGAAGTAGAAGAATCATCAGAAGAAGCTACAGAAGATAAAGTAGAAGAAGGTTCAGAAGATGAACTAGAACTTGACTTAGACGAATCAGAAGACGATGCAGAAGATGAAGCAAAATTAGATGAATACAAAACACCAGTTACTGCAAAAGCAGGCGACAACGGTGACAGCGTAGCATCTACTGTAAATGCTAATCCAAAGCGTCCAGGCGACGATTCAAATGCGGCACCAGTAAAAACACACGATGGTAACACAGCGGGTGGTAAAGGTGAAGCACCAAAAGATATGAATACAAAAAATGTAAACGTATCAGGAAACAGTAAAGCACCTGCAATGAAGGCTGAAAAGGCTTCTGAAGGTGACGATGGGGCTAACACTAAGTCAGTTTCATCTTAAGAAATACTTTTGGAGATAACCAATGACCGTTCTTATAGAAAGGCTATCACATAAACAAGCGGGAGTAAAGTCTCGTATCGTTGAAGGTGATGACGGAGCAAAGAACATGTTTATGGAAGGTATTTTCGTTCAAGGTAACGTTAAAAATGCTAACCAACGTGTTTATCCGGTCAGAGAAATTGCGAAAGCAGTTGAATCTGTACAAGAGAAAATCGACCAAGGTTTTCCTGTACTAGGTGAATGTGACCATCCGCCAGAACTAACAGTAAACGTTGACCGAGTTTCGCATATTATTGAATCTATGTGGATGGATGGACCTAATGGTTATGGTAAACTTAAAATTGTACCGACTCCAATGGGCAACATTATCAGAACACTAATCGAGTCAGGCGCCACACTAGGTGTCTCATCTCGTGGTTCTGGTGAAGTTAACCCAAGCGGTGAGGTAAGCAATTTTGAGATTGTCACTGTAGACATCGTAGCACAACCAAGTGCTCCCGAAGCCTACCCTAAGGCAATCTACGAAGGTTTAATGAACATGCGTGGTGGTTACCAAACTTGGCAACTAGCACAAAATGTACAAACAGACAAGGTCGCTCAAAAGTACTTGTCAGAACAAATAATTAAGTTTATTAAAGAACTTAAACTTTAACAGGAGAAGCAACAATGGCAACAGAAATCCTTGCAAATCTTCTAGAGACTGGTGTACTATCCGAAGAGGCTAGTTCACAAATTAAAGAGGCTCTAGATAAAAAATTAGACGAAGCAAGAGAGGAGATTACAGCCGAGTTGCGTGAGGAGTTCGCACAGAAGTTTGAACACGACAAATCAGTAATTGTTGAAGCAATGGACAACATGCTAAACAATTCAATTAAAGCTGAAATGGAAGAGTTCAAAACAGACCGTGAGGCTCTTATCGCAGAACGAGTTGCATATAAGAAAGCAATTTCTGAACATGCAAAACTCCTTGAAAAATTCATTACTTCTCGTTTGGCGACCGAAGTTAAGGAACTTAGAAGTGATAGAGCGAAAGTTAACGAAAATCTTGAACAAACCAAGAAATTCGTTGTTAAGCAATTATCACGTGAACTAGCTGAGTTCCATAATGATAAACGTGAATTAGTTAACACTAAAGTACGTTTAGTAGCAGAAGGTAAAGAGATCCTAGGTAAAACTAAAGAGAACTTTATCAAACGTTCAGCGGAATTAGTAGAGAATACAATTAAAAATTCTCTACGTTCAGAAATGAAAGCGTTAAAAGAAGATATTCAAGCGGCTAAAGAAAACGAATTTGGTCGTAAGGTATTCGAAGCGTTCTCAGGCGAATTCATGACTTCACATTTAAATGAAGGCACAGAAGTTGCTAAAATGAACAAGAAACTAAACGAATCAGCTACTAAGGTTGAAGAACTTGAAAAAGTAATCGCTGACAAAGAAGCTGACATTGAAGGCGCTAAGAAGGCACAACGTATTCTAGAAGACAAGATGAACCGTAAAGAGGTTATGTCAGGTCTACTAGCACCGTTAGGCAAAGAAAAGCGTGAAGTTATGTCAGAACTTCTAGAATCAGTAAAAACTTCAAATCTAAAATCTGCTTTCAAGAAGTATCTACCGGCAGTATTAGATGAGAAAAACGTTTCAACTAAAGAAGAAACACAAACATTAACCGAAGGCAAAGTGACTGAACATACTGGTGACCGTGAGGTAGTAACGGAAGAATCACAGTCGTCAGGTAGCGATGCCGAAATAATTCAGCTTAAGAAATTAGCTGGATTGAAATAAACCAGGATAATTATCAGGAGATAAAAAGATGGAAAATCTTTTCGAAGGAAATAACTGGGATTCAACACGTG